CTTTATTATTTAGAGGAGAAAATGAATAGCGACACAAAAAAACAGGTTAGCACTTCTTCAAAAAAGAAAAGCTCAACCGCTCTGAGTCCCGAAGAGAAAGAAATAAAGAAACTTAAGAAGAAAATCAAGGAACTTGAAGAACAAGAAAAATTAGATAAATCGGTAGAGGAAACGTTTACTCAAGACACAGATTTGGACATAAGACCTGATAAATACATTGCAGTTATTTCACTACTTCCTTGGACTCTGAATATTTCAACGGGTGACAAAGGAAAAAGACCTTATTCTTTCCAAAAGATGTTCAGTAGAAAAAATATTTTATATGGAGATTTGGTTAGAATAATAGATAATCATCCAACATTTGCTGAAAACGGATACTTCTATATTTTAAATAGGGATGTTGTTAGAAAACACGGTTTGGATGCCGCTTATGAGAAAATTCTTGATAAGAATACAATTGAGAAACTTTTGTCAACCGAATTTGAGAGTTTAATATCTGTATTTAAAAATGCAAACGATAGACAAAAGAAGGTGATAGCTAACATTGTTATTTCACAATTAAAGGGTGGGGCTGATATTGATAAGAACGCTGTTTATGCAATTTCTCAAGATACGGGAATCAATATCCTTGAAAAAGTTGAAGAAAGCAAAAACTTCTCGGAAGAACAATAAAGATAACAAATAAAGGAGGGCAAAATGACAACTGCTTATTCTATAATATTTGACTCCTTTATGTCTAAGATAAAGGATTGGCGATTGGATGCACTTTTTGTATCCAGTGTTGCTAATTTCGAAATTTATTTAACAGGTTTTTTAAAGAGTGCTATCATCCTATTTGATAAGTACTCTGACCAAGACTTAAGTAGGAATGATACCTCAAGACTTTTTACTGAAACTTTAACTGAAAAAAACATCGCAATGCTTGCTCAACTCATGGTTCAATTTTGGCTGGAAAAAGAAACACAAGACGTTCGCCAGATGAGTTTAAAAATAACAGATAAAGACTTTAAACATTATTCTGAGGCAATGAATCTTAAAGAAAAAAGTAATCGCTGGTCTGAAATTGTTGAAAGAAATAATCAGGCATTAGTGGATTACAATTATGAAACAACGGATTGGGATTCATGGCTTGATGGCACGTTCTATGTTAGCGGGGGTTAAATATGGTCTATCCATCATATCAAGTATACATAAGCAACATTCGCCAAACCCCAAAAGAAGACTGGATAGATGATTTTCAGGAATTTGTAAATAGCGAGTTCTATAATTCTTCTAGTTGGTTTACCATACAAGAAGAAACATCCTTCGGTGCGGGCACGTATTCTAACATAGATGCCAGAGTTAATTATGTTTTTAATCCTACTACCGGACAAAACATGGGTGATGATTGGAAGATATTGATGTTTTCAGACATAGATAAACAAGTTAGCTATGGTTCTCTATTTCTTTTTGATAGCAACTATTGGGTTACTGTTAATGTTGAAAACAAAAAGAACCTTACTTCCACATGCATTGTGAGACGTTGTAACAATACTTTAAGATGGTTGGAAGAAGAAACTGGAGCGATATATTCTGTTCCCTGTGTTTTGGATTACAACATTCAGGAAAATAGAAACTATTCGTCTGCTATGTCTGCGATTGTAAACCCATCGGGTATATTACAAGTTATATCTCAATTAAATAGTTATAGCAATAAGATTACACCAAACAAAAGATTTTTGTTTGGAAATGCCGATAATTGGATTGGCTACAAAGTATTTGGTGGCGGTGTGAATAACTTCAATAATTTGGAAACAATGACCAATTCATCTAATGGAATTTTGAAATTAACACTTGGTGTTGATTTTGTAAACGAAGAAACAGACGATTTGGTTAATGGAATTGCTGATGTAGATGAGAATGTATATACAATAACTATAGTTGGGGTAACAAGTGGAGAAATATCAACCCAATCTCAATTATCTGCAAATGTTTACCTAAATGGTTCCATTGTCGCAAGAGATGTTGTTTGGTCTTCGGATGATGACGATATTGTTACTGTCAGCGCAACAGGTTTGGTTACTTTTGTTGGACTTGGAGTTGCACAGGTTTGTGCAACGCTTACTGACAATTCTACAGTTCAGACATGCTCTTCGGTTGAAACATTGGCTATTGCCGCAAACGAATATGTAATAAAAATTACTCCGACAACAAATTACATTTTAGAGGATGATGAAGGAACGTTCGTTGTTAATTTATATTTGGATGGTGTCTTACAAGCAGATGAATTTGTATTTACCATAGTTCCTAGCGATGTCCCATCTGACAATTATACGTTTACGGTCATTGATGGAAATACATTTAAGATAGAGAATGATGAAATGTTCTTAACTGATACATTGGATGTACGCTGTGTATCTGGTTTGAACTCCAACACGTTCTCATTTAGATTGCGTGGAGCATGGTAAGGAGAAATATATGACAACTTTTGGTCAGGATGGATACGCTACATATGCCGATTTTGATTCTTTTTCTTATGACCTTATTAAACATTTAAAAGATGAAAACGAAATGGTTTGGAAACTTCTTAAGTACAAAACCCCGGACGCTTGGGAGCTTCCTAACCTAACAGATTCGGAAAAACAAGCTCTCATCTATAATGGCGGAGAAGATGGGACTAAGTTTAATGTTTTTATGGATGATGGGATGCCGGATGTTTATACCAGAGAAGATGCCATACTTAGAATAAGTCCATTTTCTATCTTTCCAGAGAATAGAAGTATTGGTACAATTATGATTAGATTTGAAATATATTCTCATTGGAAAATGAATCATCTCTCAAATTATAAAACAAGGGTTGATTTAGTTGTAAAAGAACTACTCGGTTTATTTAATGGAAAAACATTTAAAGGCATTGGAAAATTAAATTTTGATAGGTTAGTTTCGACAAACACAAGGCTTGAGACTAGCGGACAAGTTCCTTTTAAGGGTAAAGTTTTTTATATGGCGAACAAGTCTAATTAGGAGATTCGATGGATGATTTTCAAATTGAATTATTTTCTACATTTGACGACCCTTATCCTTTTAAGCGGGAACCAAAAGATAAAAACTCCTTACTTATATACCCTGTAATAATGCGGGAATATTTCTTATTCAATCTTTTTGTATCTGTTTTGACCATAGATAAAAACATCATCGCAGATGTAGAAACAATCCAGATGTCTTATTTGGAATACTTAATAACTGCTGATGAAAATGATTTTTTATCTAATTTATATGGACTACTAAGTTTAGTTTTAAGAAAAGATAATTTGAAATTGAAGTGGGGTTTAGAAAAAAAGAAAAAACCCATATTGATGATTGATAATGTCGAATACAATCACAAAGATTTTGATAGGATTAAGACAGTAATATGTGAACAAAACTTGATTGATTTGCCAGACGAAACAATATCCAGCAAACTTAAGCAAAAATTAGAAGAAGCCAGAAGGTTTAGAGAACGGCTTGGAAAAAAGAAGAATATAAGCCTAGAAGACTCTATGGTTGCTCTTTCTATTGCAACAGGCATTCCATTAGGAAAAGTTTACAACATGACGATTAGGAAGTTTAGGAAAGCTCTTGAGCGAGTTGACCACAAACTTCATTATGAAATATATTTATCTGCTTCTATGAGTGGTCTTGTTGAATTTAAAGATAAAAGTGTTATAAAACATTGGTTATCTGATTTATCAAGAGACCCCTTATCCGAACTGATTCCATACGATAGGTTTGAGGGAAACGTTTCTGGGGCAGTGCAAAATAATTAAGGAGGAAAAAATCTATGACAGTTAAATATTTTATGGTGTCAGTAGGAGATGCTTACCTTTACGATAGTTCAGATGTTCTTGTGGCTATATCAAAGACCATGATGGACACATCTATTGAGGTTTCTCTATCTAACACCGATGTAAGAGGTGGAAAAGGTAACGCGCTTCAATATATTTTAAATCAAGGCGCAGATATGAATGTGACACTCAGTGACACTCAGTTTAACCTTGATTTCTTAGCTAAATCCGTTGGAACAACATTAGCAACGGGTGCTAACGTATATACGGAAGAAACAATCACCCTTGGTGCTGGAGGAACAGGTACGGTTGTTGGTACACCTTTGCCTATTCAAGGCACAGTTCTTTATGGTTGGGTTACACACGCCGATGTTTCTGAACCTGTTGAAAGAGTTATTTTCACAGGGAGTGCCTTCACCAGTGCGATAGGTGCTGAAAATGATGTTGTTTGTGTGAGATATTATGCTCTTGATTCTGCCGCAAAAGAATTAACAGTTTATTCGAACATAGTTCCAACCATTGTTAGATGTGTTATTGATGTTCAGTTGGCTACATCTAGTGATTCAAGCAACATTGTGGGGAGCGTTAAAATAACAATTCCCAGACTCCAATTATCGGGTGCATTTAGCTTATCGATGTCTCCAGATGCAGTGGCAGAAACTCCGATTACGGGTAGAGCTTTGGCTACTACTCCTTCAACGGGTGGTTGCGCCGGACAAGATGTTCTTGGTTACGTTACTCGTATAATTGATGA